TGTAAGATTTAGAGGTGTGGTATGTAGTGCAGCTTTTGATTTGATATGCAAACCTATTTTTGAAAAGGTTGGAATAGATTTAGATAATAATGTTATTATTAGAGCAAGTATAAATTTTACACCAAATGTTAATAAGGTAATTAAATCAGGTTGGCATAGAGACCAAACATATAAATCTAAAGTATTAATATATTATTTCAATACAAACAATGGCTATACTGAATTTCAAACAGGTGAAAAGATTGATAGTGTACAAGATAGATTAATAACCTTTGATGGCGTAGAAGATATACATAGGTCAGTATCACAAACAGACACAAAGATGAGATTAGTTTTAAACGTTAATTATGAATAGAAAATTATTAGACGGCAGAGAAGTAGAAGAGTCAAAAGAGAACGTAGATATTATTATACGTACCAAATGTCCTAAAAAATGGCGTATAACAGATATGGAAACTGGTCAAATATATGAAGGCACAGGAGATAATGATTTATATAAACAATGGAAATTAATAGGTCGTTTAAAAGTTAAAGGTGTTAAAAGAGAATTAAATAAGAAATTACGTAATGGTAATTGGACAACAAAAGAAATTATAGAGGCAATGGATAAGATAAAGTGAGAGTTATTTGTTTAGGTAATGGGAAGTCAAGACTAAAAATAGAGGTTGCCAAATTGAAGGAATATGGTAAGGTCTATGGGTGTAATGCCATTTACAGAGATTATCCTAACGATATTGATACAATAATTAGTGTTGACAATGGTATAATGCACGAACTCTACCACGAAGGCCTTGCTACAAAGATAGATTGTTGGTTTAGAAATTGGACTAAATTGCCTGGTATGATGTTTGATGAAACGTTAAGAGGTGCAGTAGCACCAAAAGATTTAAAAGAGGCATACGATAGTAATTTAATTAAAGAAAATGAAAAAGGTGAGGCAACAGAATATGTTATGCACGGTGCAACATTGACAGGTATGGCCAAGATTATTAAACACAATAAAGAGACAAAGAAGGTAAGAGTTAATAAGACACACGTATATGTGTCTTGGATACAACCAGGTGATAAGTCTCATAGTTTGGTAGATGTTATGCCAAAAGGTAAAGACCTTGGTTGGGCAGCTGGACCTTGTTCAGGATATGTGGCGTGTAAAAACGAATCACCAGATGAGTTATATTTGGTAGGACACGACCTATTTTCATCCAATTTCAAGGTTAATAACATATATGCTGGAACTAGGCATTATGTGACCACGGAACACAATCCTACGCCTGCTATCAATTGGGTTAGACAATGGAAAGACCTATTTGGTATGTTTCCAGAGACCAAATTCATTAAGGTGAACTGGTCTATGGATGAGCGTGATAAGACGTGTACAAGAGTTTCAGATTGGCACGGTGTACCCAATTTAGAATATATAACTACACAGGACTTCCAAAGGAGGCTTGACAATAACGCTTAAAGGTGTTATATTGGTAGTTAAGTTATTATAAATAATAATATTAGATTATGTTTATAGTGGACAAGTAAATACAAATACGTTAATACAAATACAAAGGATACAAATACAATGGATTTTGAAACATTAAAATCAAGTCAAAGCAACTTTGACAAAATAACAAAGGCCTTGGAACAGAATATCAGTCCCGAGGACGCAACAAACAAATCAAAATATACAGACGAAAGAATCTGGAAACCAGAACTAGATAAAACTGGAAATGGTTATGCAGTTATCAGATTTTTACCAGCGACAGCAAAAGAAGAAATGCCGTGGGTAAGAGTATGGTCTCACGCATTCCAAGGTCCTGGCGGATGGTATATTGAGAACTCTCTAACAACATTAGGAACAAAAGATCCTGTGTCTGTTGAGAACACTAGATTATGGAACACAGGCGTTGACGCCGACAAAGAAATTGCTAGAAAACGTAAGAGAAAATTATCTTATTATTCTAACATTTATGTAGTGAGTGATCCAAAACATCCAGAAAATGAAGGTAAAGTATGTCTATTCAAATTTGGTAAGAAAATTTTTGATAAGATTACTGAAGCAATGCAACCAGCATTTGATGATGAAACACCAATCAACCCATTTGATTTTTGGAAAGGTGCAAACTTTAAACTAAAAATTAGAAAAGTTGATGGATTCTGGAACTATGATAAATCAGAGTTTGAGGCTGTTAAACCCCTTGCTGAAGATGACGAAAAGATCAAAGCAGTATGGGCAAAACAATATGCCTTACAACCTTTCTTAGCTCCTGATAATTTTAAAACCTATGATGAACTCAAAGAGAAACTGAATAGGGTGATTTCAGGAACGAGAAATACAGAAACCGTTGATAACGTTGCAATCGCAAGTGAACCGGTGGCTGTAAAAAGTGAAGATGTGAATATGCAATCAAAAGCAAAAAATGAGGATGATGACACTTTGTCATATTTCTCAAAACTTGCTGAGAATGCATAACCTCCTTTCTCTCTCTTACATCTAAACTTAAAGGGCTCCTAGTAATAGGAGCCCTTTTTTTTGTTATAAATATCCGTATGGCAAGTATATTACAAGGATTAGTAGATAAACAAAAAGGTGTAAGACACTCAGCTTCCTGGTATAGGGGGGCTATAAACCAATTGGCAGTTAGACCAACTGGTGCTCGTATGTTAAGAGACGGCAAGATACAAGGGAGACCTAGTACTGGACGTTTAAATCTCTTTATGTATGACCCTAAAACAAAAGACAAATTACCTTATTACGATATATTTCCGTTAGTATTACCTATTGACACATTTAGAGGTGGGTTTTTAGGATTAAATTTTCATTATCTACCATATTTGTTAAGATTTAGATTGTTAGAACAATTAGAACGATATGCTACTAACAATAAATTTGATAGGTCAACAAGACTTGATGTTAGTTATGAGAGAGTGGTACCTTTAACAATGGTGAAACCTACAATTAAGAAATATTTGTGGTCTCATATTAGGTCAAACTTTATGAGAGTTGACGCTCAAGAGGCCGCTATTGCTGTATATTTACCTGTACAACAATTCAAAAAACGATCAGCACAATATGTCTGGTCTCAATCAAGGGGGCAATTTAGTTAATGGCTATTTTAAGAGGCGGTAAAAGAATAGGAAATATGGATATCAGATTTGGTATTCCTAGAGACCGTTCTTTAGACAATGTTACCGGCGACCCTAGATTAAAAAGAAAACCAGGTGGTAATCCACAAACTACAATTAATAGTTTTATAGCAACCGTTAATCAAGGTGAAGGATTTGCCAGAGGTAATAGGTTCTTGGTTAGATTTTATTTGCCGGCAGGATATAAACTTAAAGGCGATTTTGATATGGGTAGTCCAAGTGATCCAAAAATTAATACAGAATTAGAATCTTCTGAAATGATTAGAAATGTAGGTGTGATGTGTAATGGTGTGGACTTACCAAGCAGAAATTTACTAACTGAACCTCACCGAGTACACGGACCAGCAAGAGAAATGCCTACAGGTTATCAATATTCAGGTCAAATACAATTACAATTATTAATGGATAAGTTTTTAAGACAAAGAATGTTTTTTGAAAATTGGCAGAATAAAGTATTTGACGTTAATACCCACCATTTAAATTTCTATAACGATTATGTGGGTACAATGGACATTTATATGTTAGGTCAATATGCCGCTGAAGGTGATAGAGATAGAGTGGTATATGCAGTTAGATTGTATGAAGTATTTCCAGATGTAATTGATGGTATTCCATTAGCAATGTTAGAAATGGACTTACCATATTTACAAGTGCCGGTAACTTTGAAATATAGAAATTGGCGAAACTTACACATAGATGAAATTTCAGGCGCAACGGTTGGTAAATCACACGGTGATATACCTACTATCAAGGCGTCTAAAGAATTTGGATTATTTGGTGGCATACTAAATAGGTTACCACCAGAAATAAGACGAGCAGGTAGAGACGTTTTAGGAACAATTAAACGAAATCTACCAATAGGTAGAGTAACCGGAGGAAGAGTATTTCCACCGTTTTTATAATTATTAATAAGGAGATAAATTATGGCATTACCAATACTTGAAGCGGCGACATATGAGTTGACACTTCCAAGTCAAGACGTTAAAATAAAATACAGAGCTTTCCTCGTTAAAGAGGAAAAGGTTTTATTACAGGCGCTAGAGTCAGAAGAAACAAAACAAATTGTTGAGGCTCTAAAGCAAATAGTTCACACTTGTACCTTTGGGTCAGTAAATGTGAATGAGTTGCCAACTTTTGATTTAGAATATATATTTTTACAAATTAGGTCTAAATCAGTTGGTGAAGTGGCAAAAATAAAAGTACGTTGTCCGGATGACAATGAAACTTTTGTAACCAAAGAGGTTGATTTGTCTAAAGTGGAGGTTCAAGTTGATGACAAGCATACAAATAAAATTGTCCTTGATGAGGCCAAAAAATTAGGCATTATTATGAAGTACCCTACAATAAATGCAGTTGATCCAACTGCCAATTTAAAGGGTATGAGAACACAACAACTCTTTGAAATAATTGGTAAATCAATTTACCAAATATATGAAGGAGACAAATCTCATAATGCAGTTGATTATAAACCAGAAGAGTTAAATCAATTCATTGAGAGTTTGGATTCAAAGGCGTTTGGCAAAATACAAGATTTTTTTGCTACTATGCCTAAACTATCACACGAAATTGAGGTAGAGAATCCAAAAACCAAGGTGAAAAGTAAGGTAGTGTTGAATGGACTAAGCGATTTTTTCGTATCGCCCTCTCTCACGACAACCTAGAAAATTATTACTCGGTTAACTTTGCTTTAATGCAACACCATAAATATTCGTTAACCGAATTAGAAATGATGTTACCTTGGGAGAGGGAAATATATGTGTCCCTTTTACAAAAGCACATAAAAGAGGAAAACGATAAAATGCGTGAACAAAGCGCTAAGATGAGGAAATAATATGTTAGAAGAAAGTATATCAAAGGCAAAAAAGACAGGCATTGATACTATTAAAATGGTATGGGAGTTTTTTACAGATGAAATTCCACACGTACTATCAAATTGGAGAATGATACCTAGATTAATGATGGGGTTATATTGTTATGCATTTTATAGTACAATGAATTGGTTTATGGTATTACCAGAACCTAATAATGCTCAAGCAGGATTTGTATCAGTAGTTGTTGGTGCAGGTGCGGCTTGGTTTGGGTTATATGTAAATAGTGGTAAAGTATCCAGTAAACCAGCAAAGAAAAAAGAAATTAAAGTTGACGCATAATGGATTGTAGAAATTGTTACCACGATTGTCATTGTGATAGACAAGAACATATAGACGAATATTTGGATATATGTCCTTGTAATAAATGCAATTGTGAAGACAAGAAGGAAGAATAATGGCAACAGCATTAGCAGTAGTAGAAACAATATCAGGTGGCGTAGGCAAATCTTTAACAGGTAGTGCAGGCGCAGTAGCCAGTAATGATAATCAAATTGAAACCAAGCAATTTGACGTATTAACACAAATCAGATTAATATCTAAAAGCTCATTAAAAGCAATTGAAGAAGTTAGAGATAAAATTGCTGATATGTTATCCTTTGATAAGAAGTCAGCGAGAGACCAAGCGGCTGCTTTACGTGAAATGAATGCAGAAGGTGGTCCAAAAGTAAAACCTACAGGCGGCATAGGTGATGGCGGTGATGATTTAGATGAAAAGAAAAAATCAATATTTGGTACAGGTGGTTTATTAGCATTTCTTGGTCTTGAAAAACTTGCTAAATGGGCAAAGAAATTATTTGCTCCTCTAATTAAAATGTTTGGTAAAGGTGGTAGATTTGCAAAACTATTGGCACCTCTAACTAGGTTATGGCCATTATTAGGTAGAGCAGGTCCTATTGGTTTGGTTATTACAGGTATAATGTTATTAGTAAAATATTCAAAAGAAATTGGTGAGGCATTAGCACCTGCTATTGATGGTATTAAAAGAGGTTTAGTTAAATTAAAACCATTATTTGACGCAATTGCTAAAGTAATGGA